CTGCGGGATGTTGCAATGACGGGAGACTGTGGAGATTACGAAATCCCGTACTGCCGTTTTGTAATTGAAAAAGAAGACATCTATTCGGAAAGCACTGAAGATGAACGCTCTATGTTTCTTTTATTCTTGGCCGAAGCGCTGGCCGACGAGGGGATGTGATGACTGACAAAGAAGTAATGCAGCAGGCGCTGGAGGCGCTGGAGGGTGTGTATTTGTCACTCCAGTTGCCAGATTTATTGAAGGTAGTCGGGCCAATCACTGCTTTACGCGAAGCCTTGGCACAGCCAGAGCAGGAGCCTGACCGCCAAGCCTTACAAGCCGCAGGTACCCACCCAGCGCCGTGCGCCCGGCACTGCGAAGCCAAGGCATTCGAGATTGAGATTCGCAGCTTGAAGTCAGCCCTACGCAAAGCACTGGCACAGCCAGAGCAGGAGCCGCTGACGGGTGGGGAGATTTACACAGCGTACATCACCGCTGCAAACCAAACACTACGCCCACAAGACGAACGGATTGCGTTTGCTTTTGCCAGAGCCATCGAAGCCGCCCACGGCATTAAGGAGCGCAACAATGGATGATGATGAATGGCGCAAAATTAACAGAAGGTGTAGTCATGGTTGGTTGCGAAGTGAGCAGTGCGAAATCTGCAATGCACCCAAGCGTGAGTGGCAGGGTCTGACGGATGAGGATGTAAACCGAGAGTCTGCCCCGATTACTTCACAGATGAAGCTGGCATTTCACGCCGGGATGTATGTAGCCCAAAAGATTCTGAAGGAGCGCAACACATGAAAACGAAACAAGAAATCAAAGAGGAAATCAGTGATTTGTACGCAGCCCAAAAGGCATTTAGCGAAGCTGCGGAGTTTGCTCACAATCAACAGATGGCGGCAATGAAAAAGATGATAGCGTTGAACCAGATGCTCAAAGACATGGAGAATGACAATGATCACTGAAGACGACGAGTTTGAACGGATCGAGATGGAAAACAAGTTCCGGTTGGACAGTACAAAGGCTGCCGTAGTTGCTGACGATTATTACTGGATACCGATTGACGCAAACACGCCCACCGGGGTCAAGGTTCTGCTGCTTGGGCGTAGCGGAGTAGCGACAATGGGACACTATGAAAACACGCCGGGTACGCAGTTCTGGACGCACTGGGCTCCATTGCCGAGGAAACGACCATGAGTGCAAAGCGACCCGGCGAACCGTTGAACGTGTTCTACAGCATCAAGCTAACTCAGGCGCAACGGGTCAAGCTGTTGCAACTCGGCGGGCCCAAGTGGATACGTGAGCAGATAGAGAAAGCAATGAGGAAACCAGATGACAACAGGAATTGAGTTCTTAAAGCTACCCAAGAGGCGCATGGGGCGAGGCCCAAGCAAGAAGCCTACGTTGGTCAACGTCAGTTTGCGCATTCCTCAAGAGGTGCTGGACTACTTCACGGTCCAGTACCCGTACACCAAGCAGGCCAAGATACGGGAAGTCCTCACCACATTCGTCAGTAAAGAGAAAGGTAAAGACAAATGAGCGACCCAGTGAATCACCCTGACCACTACAAGGTGGGGGGCATAGAGACCATTGACTTCATCGAGGTCAAGCAACTGACATACAACATAGGCAACGTAGTCAAGTACATCACCCGTGCCGACCACAAAGGCAATCAGTTGCAGGACTTACAGAAGGCACAGTGGTACCTAGCCAGAGAGATACAGCGCATACAAAAGAACACAGCAGCCTAACAATGTTAGGCCCACCCAACCCGCTTCGGCGGGTTTTTTACGTCTGTACTTGTACAAAGTCAAACGCCATGCTATAGTCATTCCATAAACAACTGGAGTGTTAGATGGCAACAACCCCCGAGTCCAAGGTCAAGGCAAAGATCAAGGACATCCTCAAAGCCCAGAACGTCTACTACGCTATGCCAATAGGCACTGGCTACGGTAACTCAGGCGTCCCCGACTTCCTCTGCTGCGTCAACGGTCACTTCCTTGCTATCGAAGCCAAGGCAGGTAAAGGCACGACGACTGCACTGCAGGAAAAGAACCTTGAGCTAATCAGACATTCGGGCGGCACAGCAACGGTAATCAACGAGGGCACGCTTGAGTACCTAGAGCAACTAATCAAACTGATGAGAGCATAAAAATGACAGAAATATCCGATGGTGTAAAGATTCTTTTAGGGCGCATGGCGTCTCACCCCGAAGACTTCTACGGTGATGCTTTGCAATGGAGGTTCATGTTTGCGGAGAAGTTCCGTGATGTGCTCACCGAGCCAGAGAAGGGGATGATCCACGAAGCCCTGAAGGACTTGCGGCGGGGCGAGTTCGATGGGCTAGTCGTACAAGCCATCCTGCGAGACGAAGAAGAGAAGAGAGAGGAAGAGGAGAAGGTGGCCGCAAAGTTGGAAGCGCAGGGCAGGGCACAAGGCCGACTTGCGCAAAACCAGCAACCACCGCTACGCATGCGACCACCGAATATAGGTACGTCTAACGAGTACATAAACCCACTGCAGAACATTTACAAATGAACATCCTCACCCTAGACTTTGAGACCTACTACTCGCAAGAGTTCAGTCTCAGCAAGATTACCAATGAGGAGTACGTGCGCTCACCTGAGTTCGAGGTTATTGGTGTGTCGGTGCAGATAAACGACGGCAAGCCCAAGTGGTTCACGGGGGACATGATAGAGACCGCTGTGTTTTTGATGCAGTTCGATTGGGAGAATAGCCTAGCCCTAGCTCACAATGCTCCGTTCGATGCGTCTATCCTTACGTGGGTATTCGGTATCAAGCCGAAGGGCTGGCTGGATACGTTGTCGATGGGTCGTGCATTGCACGGCACTGAGGTCGGTGGTAGCTTGGCTGTGCTTGCGCAGCACTACGGGGTTGGCACCAAAGGCACAGAGGTAGTCATGGCGAAGGGGCTGCGCCGTAAGGACTTCCCCGAGGGGCAGCTAGCAGAGTACGGCAAGTATTGCTGCAACGACACGGCCATGACCTATGCCCTGTTCCAGAAGATGAGCGTTGGGTTTCCGCCGAGCGAGTTGCGGCTCATTGACCTGACCGTTCGCATGTTCTCCGATCCCGTGTTGCAGTTGGACGAGGAAATTTTGAAGTCGCACTTGTTCGAGGTGAAGACAAAGAAAGCCGAACTGCTTAGCAAGATGCTGATTGAGAAGGACCAGCTAATGAGCAACCCTCAGCTTGCAAAGGTGCTTGAGGGGTTGGGTGTGGTTGTGCCTATGAAAGTCAGCCCAGCCAACGGCAAGATGACCTACGCATTCTCTAAGACCGACGAGGAGTTCAAGGCGCTGCTTGAGCATGACAACGTGATCGTGCAGGCCATCGTCGCTGCGCGGCTTGGGGTCAAGTCAACCATCGAGGAGACACGGACTGAGAGGTTCATTGGGATTGCCCAGCGCGGTTCGATGCCAGTTCCGCTACGCTACTACGCTGCACACACAGGCCGATGGGGCGGTGACGACAAGCTCAACCTGCAGAACCTGCCGCGCAAATCCCCACTGAAGTATTCCATCATTGCCCCCGATGGGTACGTGATACTGGACTCAGATTCGTCCCAGATTGAAGCCCGTACGCTGGCATGGCTAGCTGGGCAGAATGACTTGGTGGATGCGTTTGATCGTGGGGAGGATGTGTACCGAATCATGGCCTCTGCTATCTACGGCAAGCCAGCAGACGAGATCACCAAAGACGAGCGCTTTGTGGGTAAGACCACAATTCTTGGTGCAGGCTACGGCATGGGTGCAGCGAAGTTCCAGTTGCAGCTAAAGAACTTTGGCGTTGTGATTACGTTGGAAGAGGCCAAGCGCATCATAGATACCTACCGGGCTACCTACCCTAACATTGTTAGGCTGTGGGCAGAAGCTGGCGACATGCTTAGGGCCATGCTGCGAAATGCACAGACAACTCTGGGCCGCGATGGACTGCTAGAAGTGGACGGGGCCAACGGCGTCAAGCTACCCAACGGGCTGTATCTCAAGTATCCTAACCTGCGCGTACGTGAGGACGAGAAGACAGGCAAGGTCGAGGTTGTGTACGACACCAAGAAGGGCAAAGCAGTTATCCCTAACCGCATATACGGTGGTAAGGTAATCGAGAACGTATGCCAAGCACTTGCCCGCATCATCATAGGTGAGCAGATGCTAAGGATCGCAAAGAAGTACCGGGTGGTCATGACGGTACATGATGCGATTGCTGTTGTTGCGCCCAAAGCCGAGGCTGAGACAGCCCAAGAATACGTAGAGTTGTGCATGCGGCTCCGCCCCTCATGGGCACCGGAGCTACCCCTCAATTGTGAATCTGGATACGGAGACAGCTATGGAGACTGTTAAACCAATCGTCTGGTCATTCAGTTCGCTGAAGACCTTTCAGCAATGCCCACGCAAGTACTACCACGCTAAGATTGCGCCCGATGCGATACGGGAACCCGACACCACAGCTACGCTATACGGCAAGGCTGCGCACACGGTGGCCGAGGACTACATCAGCAAGGGCGTACCAGTACCGCCGCAGTTTTCGTACATGCAAGAGGTGCTGGACACTCTCAATGCAATCCCCGGAGAGAAGCTATGCGAAGTGAGGCTTGGGTTAACAAGAAACTTGGAGAGTTGCGATTTCGATGCACCGAATGTCTGGTGGCATGGGATAGCCGATCTGGTGATTATCAATCGGACAACAGGAGTGGCCTACTCAGTGGACTACAAGACAAGCAAGAATGCGAGATATGCGGACGTAAAGCAACTCGATCTTGTAGCCTGTGGCCTGTTTGCAAAGTTCCCGGAGATCAAGAAGGTTAAGTCCGCTCTCCTTTTTATTGTGAGTAAGGAGTTCGTGAAGGCTGAGCAGTTTGTCGAGTTCAAGGACACCTACATGGACAAGTCCGCAGTAGACGTTGCACGTATCGAAGCAGCGCGAGTGAGCGGGGTGTGGAACCCCATAAGTGGGCCGCTGTGCAAGTTCTGCGCGGTGCAAGATTGCGAATACAACAGGAGCTAATATGAGGGAGACTAATCCGTTTATTCTGGAAAACCCAGAATTTTGTTGCGCGGAATTAGAGGATTACCCACTTAGGGCTGCGTTAGCTATTAGTCACCCAATGTCGGGGGATAAAAGCGACCGATTTAGCACACTTACTTTTGGGACAGATCATTCGGGTGGTTACCCCATGCGCGTAAGTTTTCGTATTGATGGAGAAAACCATTGGTTTGCGCAGGATAAAGTGAACGAGATTTGCATACAGTTCGCAGGTGACTACGAGGCTGGGAGCTTAGTGCAGTTTTTTCAACATGTAGGGGCTATGCTTATCGCTACATACGGAACTCCAACATAACCTGAAGACGAGGAAGAAAAATGACTAACGAAGAAACCGATACCGCCCTCATCCTTGAGAACGAACTGAAACGCCGAGTGACTGAGGTGCTGGGCACTATTGTGCACAGGGTCGTGAACAAGTCTATGGAAGCGCACTTCAATCAACACAAATCGGCCATGATGATGGAGATTAGCGTAGCAGTCGGTAAGATGCTGCGTTCAATTGAAGAAGATGGTCGCAAACCCCTGTGGGAAAATGACTTCCCGGTGGACATCAAACATGCAATCACAAAGGACTAACCATGCCTTACGTAAACAAACCACGGCCTTATAAAAAAGAGTACGCCCAGCAAGTTGAGAGGGGCGAACTACCTGCGCGGATGGATCGACAGCGTGCGCGAAACGAGATGGACGCTAAGGGTATTGACCGCACAGGTAAGGACATTGACCATGTGACCCCCCTGAGCAAAGGCGGCACCAATGCGCCGAGCAACTTGAAGCTGAAGTCGCCGAGTGCCAACCGTTCCTTTACACGTAACTCCGACCACACAGTCAAGGTCAACAAGCCAAAGAAAAAATGAACCTATCAGAATATCAATGGCCCCGACCACATGGGTTTGAGCCGTT